CAGAAGCTCGAAGAAGCAATGAATCTCCCTGTCACTATCGTTGTATTCAATCGCATAGACCTTACTTCAGCAATGCAACAGACAACAGTTCAGCACGTTCCTGCATTCATAAACGCTGTGAAGGAATCATACGAGAAGAACTTCGGTCCTTTCGTTCCTAGAAACTTCGCAACCATTGAAATAGATTTCGATAACCGTTCTGTTCTATTAAAAAGTTTACCAGAATAATTTGTTCACACCATTTCTCTTGGCACTTGTATTCTTCTTGTGATATAATAAGAGAGTAAAAGTATAGCGGAGTAGAGAAATGGTATCTCGTTTGGTTCATTCCCAAAAGTTCGTTGGTTCGATTCCAACCTCCGCAACATTATAAAACTAATAGATTAAAATATGATGAATAAACAATACAACGGTATCGTAGAGGACCCAAGAAGCAAAGAAAAAAAAGCACTCGATTATAAAAATGAGGACTTAGTAATGGGTGACGTTCCTCTTAAGTGGATTGATTATAACGAAAAACATTTGAAGAGTTATCTTATCCAGAATCAAGACGGTTCTCTTTCTTGTGTTGCTCAAGCGGTATCGAAGTTATTGGCTATCCATGAAGTAGTAGAAGGCCGTACCTATAAACAACTTTGTCCTAAGTTCCTATATGACCATAGAGAGAATTATCCTGATGGTGGTATGTGGCTTCCCAACGCTTTAGACATCGCTTGTAAGCAAGGAACCTGTGAAGAAGTTCTTCTTCCTTGTGATATGAAAGGAGAAACTTTTATGAACGATAAGAGTTTGATCACTGGCGTAATGATTGAAGACGCAAAGAACTTCAAGGGTAAAGCTTACTTTGAAATTACTACTCGCAAGATAGATGACATCGCTAAGATACTTGAACAAGGTTACGGAGTTCTTGCCGGATTCAGATTTGATTATGATGAATGGACCGATGTACCTCAAGTACACGCTGATTCAACTCGTGCTTGTGGCCATGGAATAGCATTCGTTGATTATTGTTTATACGAAGGAAAGAAAGCTCTCATCATGGAGGATTCATGGGGTCCTAGTTATGGCAAGGGTGGACGTAGAATCATAACTGAAGAGTTCCTGAACGCTCGATGTTTCTATACTGGTTATGTAACATCACTCGTTAATATTCTTCAGAATTATATTTTCACTAAAACATTGAAGCTCGGATCAAAAGGTCCTGATGTTAAAATGCTTCAGACAAAACTTGGATTACTAGCTGATGGAATCTTTGGAAAGAATACCAAAGGTGCCGTTGTAGCTTTTCAGAAAGCTCATAATCTTACTGCTGATGGAATCGTCGGTCCTAAAACTAACTACGAATTAAATAAGTAATATGAAAGCAACTTCATTCCCAAGAGAATACCGAGCGTTCGACTTAGATAAAAAAGAAATGCTTTATTCAAAGGACCTTATCAATCGAGGATTCTCTCTTATGCCTGATGGTCTTCCATCGAATACAAAGGAACCATTATTCAACATCGTTCTATGTTGGTATTCTGGCCAAGTGGACCATAAGAAAGCTAAAATCTTTGAAGGTGATATTTGTAAAGTAGATATAGCAAACGAGTTTGGATCATTGAGTGTTGATTACGGAATCATGAGATGGAATCAACAAGCTCAATCCTTTATGCTTTTAATCCCTGCTTCAGGGCAATCAAGAATGTTAAATGTCGCAAAGGTCGAGAAACTTGGAAACGAGTTCGAGAACGAAGAACTCCTTCCACTTGTAAATAACAAACCTTTGAATGGATAGAACTCTAACCGGAACTGTATCAGAAGCTTTGCCTTCTCTTAAGTTCAAGATACAATTCGAAAATGGATACTCGATGATAGCTTATCTATCAGGACGTATGCACAAAAACTTTATTCGAATCGTTGTTGGTGATACTGTTGATGTCTTTGTTCCCTCAACTGGTGATATAGGAAGAATAATAAAAAGGCGTTAATGGCACGAGTATGTAAATCACTCAACAACATAGAGCAAGGTTATCCTCACCGAGACCACCGCTCAAAACGTGGACGAAAACCTACACTTCGATATGACAGAAGTCAGAGGTTAAAGATGGCCAGAAAATTAAACACAGGTAAAAGAAAAGGAAAGTGGATTGCATAATGAGATATACAGAACAACAACAACAAATATATGACCTAGTTTACTCGATGTATAAGAACGAGGACGGCTCACCTATCGAACTCACACCTACACAGTGCGATATATTTGCTACTATCTCAATGCGTTTATATCCTCGTGTTCATTGTGAGACACACACTCGCTTTGGTAAATCTCAAACAACTGCTCTGGCCGTATTGACCAGAGCTTCAACCTATCCGGAGAAGTGGGCCATCGTTGCCGGTACAAAAGACAAAGCTAAAATAATCATGGGATATATCAATCAACATATTTTTGATTGTGAATATACCGCTTCGAAGTTTCGTATGGAGCATGGAGACAGTGCTGAAGCTATTAGAAGGAATCGAAATAAGAACCACATCTCTTTTGACTTAGGTAATGGATTGATTGGTGAAGTATTTATTTGTTCCGCTAAAGAAGCGATGGGATTCGGTGCGAAGAATATAATCGAAGATGAATCTGCTTTGATAGATGATAACGACCATTCATTCGTAATGAGAATGCTTGGTGATGATCCACGAGATAACTTCCTCTTCAAGATTGGTAACCCCTTCAATCGTAACCATTTCTTAAAGTCCTCGATGGACCCAAAGTATCATCAAATAAAAGTAGATTGTTACCAAGGACTATTGGAAGGACGTATGACCCAAGAAGTTATCGAAGAGAATAGAACTTATTCTTTCTTCAAAGTTTTATATGAATGTAAGTTCCCAACGGCTGAAGAAGTAGACGAGAAGGGTTGGAGTTATCTTTTGACTGAAGATGATATAAAAGCTTCGATGGCTAGATGGAAAACTGCTGAACACTACGGCAAGAAGAGATTAGGTAATGATGTCGCACGAGGTGGCCGTAATTTCAACGTATACGCCTTGCGTGGAGAGAATTATGCCACTATCCTAAAGAGAGACCATAACAACGACTTGATGGCCATAGCAGGGCAAAACATCGCATATATGGGGGAACACCACATCGACGCAGATGACGTTTCTATCGATGACGTTGGAGTAGGTGGCGGAGTTACGGATCGCATGGCTGAATCAGGAATGAAAGTAAATGCTGTTAAGGAAGGTGGAAAGGCAACCGAGACAACTATCAAATATAATCCGAAGACAAAGAAGGACGAGGAAATGCCAGAGTATGCCAACATGAAGTCACAACTTTATTGTGGTAAAAAAGGATTGGCAAATTGGATCAAACGTATTGGTGCTTTGGACCCTGCTATCGATTGGTCCGAGCTTACACGTTTACGATATAAGAAAAATGGTTCCGGTCTCACGATGATGGAATCAAAAGAAGACATGAGAGCCAGAGGAGAAGAATCTCCGGACGTAGCCGACGCTCTTATGCTCACGTTTTATGATAAGTACCAAGGAGAAGGAAAGAAGGGAGTGTTCAAAGCTCCGGACCCTCAAGCAATTCTTAATCAAGGAAATAAGTATTGGGGAAGTTAATAAATACTTGACACTTTTTTTAAGTTTTATGATATAATATACACATTAAGAATCTACATTTTATTAGTTAGTGTTTGCAAATAAATTATGAATGGCCACACAAATTAAGTTCGATGAAAATACAGCTCAAATAAGAACTCAAAAATACTACGAAGGAGCTGTATCCTATCAAGAACGTCGTCACCCTGATTGGAGAGAAAACTATTCTCTATATCGTGACAAAGTTTCAATAAATAGATTGACGCAAACTCAATCAACGAACGTGCCACTTATGAAGGAGACCATCAGGACTATTCTTTCGAAGACCGATGAGTTCCCTGACCTATACTACGAATCACTTTCAAACGATAAACAAAAAGAAATCTATTTGAATGAATACTGGAAGTGGTGGGTTAAAGAAGACAACTTCGAAATAAAAGATATTGTTGATAAAAAACAAGAAGGTCTCTATGGCCGATCAACAATGAAATTAAACCTCATGAATGGCCGTCCATCATCAGAGGTTCTTGAACCGTATGATTGGCTCTGTGACCGCTATACAGACCCTTCAGACATCGACGGTA